ATATACACATTACATATCTTATACAGTTTAATGTATAACGAATACAGAATATCTCTTCTTGGAAATGCCTTTGCCATTATTTCATCGGTTTCATGTTAGACATTAGAATAGAAGGAGCTTCGTCTTTCGTTTTGGTTAATACATTTCCACCTAAAACATCTTGAATATAAGACGAATATTCTGTTCCTGTGCACATAACTATTTCCATTCCTTTCGTTTTTGATTTATAACTATTCAAAAAGTCAAAAGCGAAATCTTTACCATATCCTCCATCTGTATCTACTTTTGCATACATACTTCTTGTTCGTCCTTCCCAATCTGGAGATAATGTTACTCTACCTTCCTTCTTAGTCAATTTACCACGAATAGGAGGCTTTATTCCGTCATCGCTATAATAATATACAAACATTCCGTCTATATATAAACCAACAGAATAACTGGTTATAGTATTACCAGTAAATGAACCAATAGGAGATTTGTAATTTTGTTGTGCGTGTTTAACAAGGTCATCGCAAGCATCTTCAAGACATTTTTGTATATGCTCGAAAGCTATCTTTCTTGCTTTTATAAGACCTTTATCTAATACACTTTCATTACTCATTGTCCTGTTGTGTTAAAGAACACCGTAGTTCCCAAATTTCCAGCATTTACTTCTACTACAGAACCATTAAATGTTCCAGTAATATCAGTAACAGTTAAAAGATCGCCTACTTTAATAGGTAAAGTTCCTGGTATCGATAATCCGTATTTTGAAATAACAACCTCATTTAATCGTGAAGTATTCGTGTATTTCCTGCATTCTCCTTCATAAATAATTTTCTCCCAACCATCGCCAAACGGCGTAGCACCAGTCTTTCTATAGACCCTACATGTATGTGGAAATCTTGGGTTATTCATGGAACTTCATACCAAAAGCGTTCATTTTGATAGTTGACTTAGCCACTTCCTCTCCATACTTCCTGTAAATCTCATTTGCCATCTGTATCAATCTACCATTGTCTGTTACGCCTTTTTGAAAACCACCTTCTTTATGTCTCCACCCAGCGTCTGCGTCTTCTATTGTAGGCGTAACGTTAGGTAGTGCTGCACAATAAATATAAAGGTCAGCCTTGCATAAATCAAGTGTTTTTATCGAAAGTGCCAACGCAGGAGTTTGAGGTTCTACACCTCTCTTTATAAAGATTGATAACAATGCCTCGTCAGATATGGTATAACCTACACACCCCCGCAGATATGCTTCTACGGGGATTGTGCTGGTAGTATATTGAGTTGTTGCCATGTTAAGCTGTTACGGTATAAATACACATGTATCTTGCAACCTGCGGAACACAAAGTGCATAAATTTCACTCTCTATGTAAACGCTTTTAGTTTGAGATTCGAAACGTTGCGTGATAAGTGTTCTGCCTCCATCGAAGAATGCGGTACGTACAGTAGGATCACCAGTTAGTACGTGTTGTGCAGCCTTGATTGTTCCAATCTGTCCATCTGGTACATAAGCCACATTCAGAGGATTGAAGTTTTCAACCCAGTCTTTTTTAAGGGACTTAGTTGAAGAGTCGTACTTGTCAACCATTGCCTTAGAATCTCTCGGTATGATAGGACATCCTACCAAGCGAGTGATGGCGGCAGCAATTGCATCGTCAGACAAGTTTTATGCATAGCTCAAAGCATCTGAACCTGCGTTCGGGAACATCATCTGTCCGATACGGGTAAGAACCTTGCTATGTCCCAACATGTCATCGAACAAGTCTTGAGACATTTCAAAATGACCCATAGGATAGCCGTTCTTCTTAGCCCATTTGTATTTGTCTTTCAGATATTTAATCGGGTCTGCTGTTGCTCCTTCCGTAGTGTGTTCTGCGTCAGTCCACCAACGGGCAGTTCCAGACAGCGTTTCCTTGTTTCCACCAGGAACTCCAAAGTCAAAGGTTATTCCCTTAATGCCCTGTGGATTGTTCGTTGCGTCAATTGTAAACTGACCAGTTGATACTATACGCATTCTCTGATGTGTAAGTCCATTGTAGTTACCTGCGAGTAATTTATCTACAGAATCAAATTGAAGACTAAGCAGTGCATCACGAGTTTCGTTTGTTAATGCAGCTTCTCCATATTTCTGTGCCAAAATCATTTTTTCACGAAGAATTTTTTGATTCAACGCAAAGCCGTGTTTTTGGGGAGGTATCTTATTAGAACCAATCTTGAAAGATTCAAAGCTCTTGTAAAGACCAGGAGAATCAATATCTGTATAAACAGGTAACGTTGCAACACCCAAGTCTGCCTCTAACTGTTCGTAGGTGAAATCCAACTGAATTTCATCATCCCACGGAAAGCCGTCAGTTTGAGGTGCATTATACTTCTGTTTAAATCTGTCAACAAATTGCTGAAAGCTCGCACCGCCTAAACCGAAGTCAAGTAAGTCATAATATGATTTTACATTAGTTCTCATCGTCTATCCTCCTAATTTAAGCGTGGTTAAAATAAGTGATTTGTTTCAGAACGGCTTTTACAGCATCAGGGATTGTTTCTGCAAGCATATCTTCAAACACCATTCCTTCATATACGACAGTTCCCGTTGAGGCAGCGTTTGTTGCGTCTGCATCTACCAAAACATCATTATATAAAAGACCGTTAATTTTTGCAATATCGTCATCGGTTGCTGGTTCGACAGGGGCAACACCTTTAATAGCAACGGTAAAGCCGCCAGTTACACCCGTTGCTCCACCATCAAACGCCGGTGCTGCTTTTCCACCAACGGCATTTGCTGTAAACACAACAATATTACCCCCTGCGTCGGCAGACCATCCATCATAAGTGCCGGCAGCAATCTTTGCCGCAACTCCATCTGCCGTATCATTGGCTGCAACGGTAATAGTTGCAGCCACACCGTTAAGCGTAACCGTTACATCGCCAGCGGCGGTAGCTCCTGCGGTTATAACCAGCAAATCAACCTCTGCAACACCCTCAACACCTTCGGTTGCCGAAGATATATCGCTTGCTTTAATTATTTTAATAGTACCGTTTACCGTATCAAGCTGGCACATAGACCCTGCGGGAATAACACCATCAGCGGCAAAATCAGCCGCATTCGAAATGCGTCCCCCAACAGGATAGACCTTCGGAACATCTACCCAGATGTTCTTCCCAGAGCCGAACGTTTTTTCTTTTCGTCCATAATTACTCATAATCTAATTTTTTTTAATGTTATTATTCTTTTTTAGGCATTTTGCCTTGTTCAACCTTTTTGGCAAAAAACTCGTCTAATTGACTTCCGTCATCCTTTGGAGGATTTTGACTTCCTTGATAAGGAACAGCTCCGTCACCAAGATAAGACCTTAGTTTTGCCTCGTAAGTTGGTTTAACTATTTCTAAAAGTGAATCTGCGGTTGCATCATCAGGAATTTCTATAGTGGATACTATGTCTTCCCATAATGGTTTCCGAGCTACCTTTAGTGATTCAGCCTTCGACTTGACTTCGTTACGCAAAGAGTTAATCATATTTAATTTCTTTTCTTTTTCGTAAGCCTGTTCAAGTGCTTCAAGCCTCTTCAATAATGCATCGTCTGTTTTTTGAGGGGTGTCCTCTGTCGATGCGGGTTTGTAGTTCTTTTTGAACTCTTCAATTTTTGCTGCGACCTGTTCTTTAACCGTATTACCTACCTTGTGAGAAAAATCTCCTTCGATAGACTTGAGAATACCAACCGCCCTTTCGTAAAATTTATCATCTGGTTCTGAACCTTCTGGTAAATGGAGCGTAATGTAATCGGTTATTGTACGGTCGTCCAAATTGGTTTTTCCAATTTTTTCCTTGATTTGAGATAAGATTTTTTCTTTATCCATTTTCTTAAAGTTTAAATTATCTCGCAAATATAATGTATTTTTTTTAATATAACAAATATTTTTTTAATTTTTTCCTCGTTTTGTGGAAAATTTTTTCTTAAAATGTTGTTTTATAAAAAAGTTTTAGTACTTTTGTGTTAAATATCTTATTTATGGATAGATTTTTAACGATAAAAGATAAAGATTTCTATTCTTGGGATTATATTGAACATCTACGTAAAGAAGATGCCAAAAAGAGAAATCCATATAAAATCATTGCGCAGCGCGGAGGACAAGAGAATATGTTGTCGCAAAGTGCTGATATTATGATAGTTGGAGGTTCGAGGGGTGGGAGTAAATCATATAGTCTCCTTTTAGAAACCTTAAAAGACTATACA